CCTTGCGTTCTGTTTGACAAAAAGAAATCCAATCATCTGGCAAAACAAAGTCCACTGGCAAGCGCGAACCGCGATTGCTTTTTTGCCTCTGCTCTGTCTTTGTCTCTCTCTCTGTCTCTCCCTCTCTCTCTGTCTCTGGGATAGCATCTTGATAGCACTCTGCTAGCACTCCACTAGCAACAACAAAAAAACCTTTATCAATCAACGGCTTAACGCCATCTTGGTAGTCTTTGGGTGTGATATGCAATCTAAACACTAGCTCATCCAGTGAGCCATCAAAAGTACCGTCCTTGGACTCTGATGCTAGCAACCAAAGCAAAGGTGCTAGCGCCTTGCTAGCAAGTGGCAAGCACATAAATACACGGTCATTTAATAGGTCACGATGGAGTTTTATCCACGGTGGGCAACGGTCTTTGTAATGTTGAAAGACGGCCCAATTTTTTGGCTGTAAAAGCATAAAATTTCCATTCACTGTCCTTCACTGAAGAAACGCACGGCAGGTGGGAAGGCTCACTTTTCGACACGCTCATGACTTCGTATCTATCCGGGTTTCACTAAACTATACCACCACTCAAGCTCTGCTGTAAATGGTGATCGGGTTGTTGCCTTGATACTTTTGCTGCAACTGCGCTAGTTCTTGCTTTTTAAACATTACTGATGGCCCACGCCAATTAAACGCATTGCCTGTTGACTTTGCTTGTCCATCATCCCAAGCATCAGAGTTTTCTTGTTGCTTTTTGGCAACATAGGTTTTCCCGGTTAGCTTGTGATGGTAGGCGTACTTGCCATTGCTTTGCATTACCTTTGCAACGCACACAATGATGCCATCTGCAATCAGTGCGTCTTTAATTCCCGCTGCTGAGTCTCGGTATTTGCCTGTCATGCGCTTGGTGATCGTTCTATGGCTTACAGGGCCATCTTTTAACTGTTCGAGATAGTATTGTTTTGCTGGTAACACAGTGTTAGTTCCTTCTTCGTGGTGAGTTCAATGGCCCGAGCTAAAACAGCAACGGTAGCTGCTTCAAAGTCGCCGGGATCGGGAGTGTACTGCTTGACAGCTTGGATTGCAGTAACGCAAAGCTCCTGTGCTGCAACAGTTTCGTGGTGGTCTGGTGTGTTCATGCTGGCAAGAGTATCATTGTTGACCCGGTTGTCTATTAGGGTTTGTCCTAATGTTTTTTTTGTTGATGCGTCATAAGATAAAGGCTCAACAAGACAGGAGTTCAAATGAAAATTACGTTGTCCCGCGCTGAAGTCGAGAAAATTGTTCTTGACTACGCAAACAAGATGGTTGAAGGCTATGGATTTAATGAAGTTGTAGCTGATTCATACCGTCATCTTCCAGATAGCATTACGTTGGTTCGATCAGAGCCAAAAGAGGTGCAAGAATGACTACATTTCAAATTCGTTGCAAAGCCCGTGAGTTGTTTAAGACTTACGATGCGCCACCACAAGTCATTCAGCAGTACCAGCGCAAGTGGGTGCGTTCTGTTATCCAGCTTGGCCCTAACTGGCTGTTGGCTCAACCTGTAGGAAGAACATCCTCATAGGTTGCTGACAATCTTGTGATATAGTTGAGCCATGAACAATATTTTTACTCAAGATGATGTTGTGCAACTTCTTAACTATGACAAAAACACTGGTGTTTTTTTATGGAAGAAAAAAAGAAGAGGGGTTAAAACTGGCGTTGCGCTTGGCTCTGACAATGGATTTGGTTATTTAAGAATCACCGTTCTTGGCAAATCTGTTTACGCGCATCGATTGGCTTGGTTTTACGTGTATGGCGTGTGGCCTGACACCATAGATCACATTAATGGCTGTAAAGCAGACAACAGAATTGTTAACCTAAAAAATTGCTCAATAAGCGAAAACAATCAAAACAAACATGGCCCACAAGTCAATAACAAGTCTCAAACGCTTGGAGTAAGTTGGCACAAGAAAGCAAAAAAATGGCAAGCACATATTTGCGTTTACAAAGAACGAAAGTACCTTGGCTTGTTTGATGATGTAAATGAGGCCCATAAAGCCTATCTTAAGGAAAAGGAAAAAGCAAATGTCTATCTACAAAAAACTAAGTGACGCAAGAGAACATTTTCATGCGTTAGAGTTAAAAAAAACAGGGCATAACAAGTTTGCCGGATACAAGTATTTTGAACTTGGAGACTTCCTGATTCCTGCGCTGCATGTTTTAAAAATGTATGGCATTGTTTCTGTGATTTCTTTTGGCAAAGAGATTGCAACCATGAGATTGATTGATATTGACAAGCCAGATGATTTCATTGAAATTACTTCTCCAATGTCATCTGCGGCTCTTAAAGGGGCGCATGAAATCCAAAACCTTGGTGCAGTGCAGACATATTTACGCAGATACCTGTGGGTTGCTGCGCTTGAGATCGTAGAACACGATGCGCTTGATTCGTCTAAGCCTGTTGAAGACAAGAAAGTCATCATCACACCATCGCAAGGTATTGCAGACACTATTCCTCCAGAGGAAATGCAGTACCTTCAGGAATTAGCGATTGATCTAATCGCTAACGTGGCTGAAGGAAACCCAAAGCAAGCCCTTGATAGGCTTGACTCTGAGAATCTTGAGGCTGATCAAAAGGTCGCACTGTGGTCATTGCTGGATAGCAAAACCCGGTCGGCTATTAAAAAAGCAAAGGAATGAAAATGCAATACGACAACAGCAATCGCGGAGCCATCTTTAAAAACGATGACAAGCAACAAGACAATCATCCAGACTACAAAGGCAGTCTGAATGTTAATGGTGTTGACCTGTGGGTGTCAGGATGGCTTAAAACAAGCGAGAAGACAGGCAAAAAGTTTATGAGCCTGTCAGTCAAGCCAAAAGAAGATAGGCCCGTCAAACAGGCTTCTAGCCCTAAACGCCTTAATGTTCAATTTGATGATTCAGACGTACCCTTTTAACTTGGAGAAACTATGACCTTTAATCTTGAAGCAAATGAAGCCGCTTTTATTGTCCGTGTTCTTGGACAACTGCCAACAGAATCTGGTGCTTTCCCGCTACACCAGAAACTTGTTCAACAGTTTAAAGAACAAGAGACAGACGCTGAAGTAATGCAAGTTGGCGGTACTGATTAACTTATTGGAAAATTAGCAATGTTATTGTCATTCAATAATGTTGCTAACATCCATAACTTAGGACAAGACATGGAATACGCAAACAAGTTTAAAGAGTTTTTTGACATCAAGTTTCCCCGTGTTCGGGCAACTGATCCTGTTGAATCGTTTGAGGCAGCAGACTCAGTTGAAAACATGACTGCAAAGCATTGGAATCTTATTTCTGATTGCCTAAAAGAACATGGGCCACTTGGAAAAGATGGTATTGCAGGGTTAACTGGCCTTGATGGAAATCAAGTTGCTAGGCGCATGAACGAAATGAAAGTTATGGGCATGGTGTTCCTAACAGGCAAGACAGTCAAATCAAACTCAGGTCGTAACGAAAGAGAGTGGACAGTATGAAAGAAACGCAATCGTTTGGCATGACAGAATTTCAGGTCATGCAATGGGCTGCTGCTCGTGGTATCTACGAGAACGGCACAGCATTGGGTCAAGCCAAGAAAACAGTAGAAGAAGCAAATGAGTTGTTTGCTGCTGTTACTGCCAATGACCGTGCGGAGATTGCTGATGCTATTGGTGATGTGATGGTCACCCTAGTCAACGTAGGTGTGCTGTGTGACCTAGATGTTCGTCAATGCTTCTATAACGCTTACAAGGTCATTGAGCATCGCAAGGGCTACATGAACAAAGACGGTCAGTTTGTAAAGGAGTCGTAATGCCATTTACTGTTTCAGTATCTGCACTTGACAAACAAGTATCAGGTAACCACTACAAAGACAAAGGCATCCAGCCTATCGTTTACATCCACGCCAACAATCTAGGTTTTTGTGCCGGGAACGTGGTGAAATATGTTACTAGGTACAAAACTAAAGGCGGCGCTGCTGACATACGCAAGGCCATTCATTACTTAGAGTTGTTGCTTGAGTTGGAATACAAAGATGACACCCCTGCTGCCTGATGTTTGTCGGTGCGAACCAGTGTTCCCTGATAACTACTGCAAGAATTGTCGGCGTTGGCTTAGTCACCCTGAACAAGTAATTAGCCCACGCACTTTGGTTGTGAATGTAGAGACAAGCGCATCAGAGGCTTGTACCTACATCCCGGTTAGTTTTCAAGAACGTCCAAAACGTGTTTGATATGCTTTAAGCGATCTTCTAAACCGATTGTGCCGCCATTGATTTTTTTGGTCATGGCAACATAATCTTTTGCATCGGCCTCTTTGTTTAGGCCACGCTTATTCCAAAACCAAGCCGCTGAAAGTGCTGCGTATTTTGGTGACAATAGGAGGTCAGGCGAATGAATGAAATCTTGCTGCAAAGCATCACCACAGAGAGTGTAGTTGTCCTTGCCAGTAAGCTGGATCAAGCCACGGCCTTTGTAGAGGCTACCTTCCTCAGTTTCTTCGGTTCCATTCCCCATACGACCACCGTATACCTTGTTTGCGATCTTGTCGGGATTGCGGTGATACGGTTGTGCTGCCTCAAGATTAGGAAATCTGCTAGGCCAGACACGGCATAAGGCTTCCGCTGAGTAGTTCAAGTTTTCTTGCAGGGTCTTAAAGTTGCCTGATTCGTGAGCGCATTGACCAATGAAAGCAGCCATCCGCAATGGCGTGTTGATTTCATAGCGTTGCATAGCCTCATTCAAAGGCTCTAGCCAATCGTCATCAATGTGCAATTCTTTAAGTTGTTCAGCAGTAATCACTTAGATGCTCCAGATTTAGAAAGCAAATCGGTCTTGGCTTGTGAACCAGCAGACGATCCAAAATAGTAGGCAATAATGCCCGTCCATGCCGTACCCAAGCTGCCAAGCATCATTAAGATAGCAGGGTTGCTGCTGTCAATTTGGTTGAAGAACATCATTACCATAATGCCAAAGAAGCCTATAGTCACAGCGCCAGCTAAGATAGGCGGCATCATGCTTCTGGTGGTGGCTTGCATCTCCCGTGCTGACTTGCG